CATAACTACGTTCTGATTGCAGATACAGCAAGAGGAAATGGTCTTGATGCTTCTGCGTTTGTTGTCATTGACATCACTCAGAAGCCATACAAGATGGTGGCTAAATACAAGAATGCATTCATCTCACCATTACTGTTCCCCAACATCATATTCCAAGCTGCAAAGTATTACAACGAAGCCTATTTACTGATCGAGAATAATGATTCTGGCGGTCAGGTTGCGGATATTCTTTATCACGATCTTGAATATGAGAACATGTTCTTTACTGAAGAGAGTCGAGGCGATGCTACGATTTCAGAAATGAACAAGACAAGAACGATGGGTATTCGTACGACCAAGAGAACTAAAACCATTGGTTGTAACTCAATCAAAGCATTGATTGAAAGTTATGAACTCGTCATTAACGACTTTGAGGTGATTGAAGAATTCTCATGTTTCATTTTGAAGAGAAATGGAACTTATGCAGCAGAAGATGGTAAGCATGACGATATGGTTATGTGTTTTGTATTGTTTGGTTGGTTAGCTACACAACCATTCTTCCGTGATCTGACCAACGTTGACGTGAGAAAAAGATTATACGAAGAAGAAATGAAAGCAATAGAACAACAGTTAGTAGCGCCAATATTTTCGACATACGAACAAGAATTTGAAGATAAATATGGTGTAATAGATAGGCAATTGACAAAAATGGGAAATGAGGTTTGGTTCGTGGTGAATCCTAGAGATGAGTAAAAGTGTTATTTTATAAATACTATGAATGGCGCCTTCCATAAAATTAGGAGAATAAAATGGCATTTCAAGTTTCACCTGGTATAAATGTATCTGAGATTGACTTAACTGCGTCAATCCCAGCGGTTGCAGTATCTACTGGCGCCATTGCTGGTGCTTTTAAGTGGGGTCCAGCAAATACAGTTACCCAAATTACAAGCGAAACAGATTTGGTATCCAAATTTGGTGCACCCGATAATGGTACAGCAAACGTATTCTTTACGGCTGCAAGTTTCCTAGCATACTCTAACGATCTTTATGTCGTAAGAGCTGCAAACGCAAGTTCGTCATTTAATGCAACTGCAAATTCTAACACTGCTACTGGAAATGCAGCATCAAATATTTATGCTCCGAATGAAGCACAATATTTAAATAATCAGTATAATGGAACCGCAGAAGCAAATACAGCTTTTATTGCAAGATATCCTGGTGATAGAGGCGATTCATTAACGATTTCTATTTGCCCAGCTAATACTGCATTTAGCGCTTGGACGTATAAGGGATATTTCGACACTGCCCCTGGAACATCAACATATGTTTCTGGTAAGAGTGGCGCGAATGATGAAATGCACATTGTAATTGTTGATGCTGGTGGTCTGTTTACAGGAACACCAAACACTGTTCTTGAAACGTATGGTTACGTTTCTAAAGCTAGTGACGCAAAAACTGATGATGGTTCAACAAATTATTACAGAGATGTTCTCTACAATAAATCAAAATATGTTTATTGGGCGAATCACCCAACAAACACAACTGTCACAAATTGGGGAAATACTGCCCTTAACACAACTTTTGGTAATGGTGCTGTTTATACACAAAGATTTGGTAGAGGCGCTGATGGTACGATTAACGCTGGCGCTTTAAATGGTGCATATGATCTTTATGAAGATTCAGATAACATTGATATTTCTCTTATAATTGCAGCTGATGGTCACGATAAAGGTGTTACTGTTGTTAATAATTTGACTGATATCGCAGATAGCAGAAAAGATTGTGTTGTGTTTATTTCCCCAACATACGAAGATACTCTGCTCGATACAGACCCAACAACTAGTATCTCTGATACAGCTAGAAATTCTTTGCAAAGATCCAGCTATACTGTGCATGACAGTGGTTGGAAGCAGATGTATGACAAGTATAATGACCGATATCGTTGGGTTCCACTCAATGGTGATATCGCTGGTCTTTGCGCAAGAACTGATAGAGAAAGAGATCCTTGGTATTCTCCTGCTGGTTTCCAGAGAGGAGCGATCAAGAATGTTGTTAAACTTGCATATAACCCAAACAAAACACAAAGAGATACGCTATACAAAGCTGGTGTAAACCCTGTTGTTTCTCTCCCAGGAGAAGGAACTCTGTTGTTTGGCGATAAGACTTTTGCTAACAAGCCTTCTGCGTTTGATAGAATCAACGTAAGAAGATTGTTTATCGTTCTGGAAAAAGCAATTTCCAAAGCAGCAAGAGCAAGTCTGTTCGAATTCAATGACGAATTTACCAGAGCACAGTTTGTAAGTTTGGTTGAACCCTTCCTGAGAACTGTACAAGGTCGCCGTGGAATTTATGACTTCAGAGTTGTTTGTGACGAAACAAACAATACTTCCGATATTATTGATAGAAATGAGTTTGTTGGCGATATCTACATCAAGCCAGCTAGAAGCATTAACTTCGTTCAGTTGAACTTCGTTGCGGTTAGAACTGGTGTAGAATTCAATGAAATCGTTGGTAAGTTTTAATAGAATCCTATAGGAGAATAACATGGCGTTCAATGTAAACGAATTTCGTCAACAAATAACTGGTGATGGTGCAAGACCAAACCTGTTCGAAGTCAGGATGAATATTCCTGGCTTCGCCAAATCTCAAGGTAGAGTCGACGAGAAATTCAGATTTATGTGCAATACTGCGCAGCTGCCAGGAACAACTCTTGGTGTTGCGCCTGTGTTCTACTTCGGTAGAGAAATCAAACTCGCAGGCAACAGAACATATCCCGAGTGGACAGTCAACGTAATCAACGACGAAGACTTCGTAATTCGGAATTCGATGGAAAGATGGATCGCTGCAATCAACGATCCAGTTCAGAACATTAGAAATCCAGTTGCGAGCATTGTAGACGGTGGATATGGTGTTGATGCTTCCGTTGTACAATACGGTAAGCGTGGAGAGAGAATCAAGACATACGATTTCTATGGAATGTTCCCAATTGATATTTCTCCAATCGAAGTTAGCTGGGCTGCAAATGATCAGATTGAAGAATTCTCAATCACCTTCGCGTTCCAGTACTGGACTACACCTGATGCCGATAGCACCGTGAGCAATATTCTTGGTACTGTTGGCAGCGTTCTTGGTTAATGCAGTATAAGTAGAGTGGGGAGGATTTTCCTCCCCCAACTTATTGGAGTACGAATTTGGCAATTAAATTATTCGGATTTGAACTTGTACGCGACAAAGAACAGGTCGATGTAGAGACACAGACACCAATCACACCAGTTGCGGATGATGGTTCTGTTAGTATTGCTACAACTGGATCGTATGGATTCTTTGTTGACATCGACGGATCATATCGATCTGAAATTGATCTCGTAACAAAATATCGTACGATGGCAATGCAGCCAGAACTAGAATCGGCAATTGATGACATTACGAACGAAGCTGTTGTCCACGATAAACAATCAAAAACAGTCAGCATCATTCTTGATGACTTAGAACAAAAAGACGCAATCAAAGAAAAAATTCGAGATGAATTTCAAAACATATTAAAACTCTTGAACTTTGGTAATGATGGTGCTGACATTTTTCGTAAATGGTATATAGATGGTAGGATGTATTTTCATGTAGTAATTAATAAAGATAATCCCAGAGACGGTATTCAAAAACTCATCTATATTGACCCAAGAAGAATTAGAAAAATACGCAATGTCGTAAAAAAGAAAGATGAAGATGGTCGTGAGATTGTAGATAGAATTGATGAGTTCTACATCTACAATGATAAGAATCTAACTAAGATCGATAATGGCAACATTCCACAACTAATCGGTCCATCTGCTGGTGCAATTACATTCGCTAAAGATTCAATTGCTTACGTTACATCAGGATTGACAGATCCAAGCAAACAAGTTGTTCTGTCATATTTACATAAAGCAATTAGACCACTTAACCAATTACGTTTCGTTGAAGATGCGATTGTAATTTACAGACTCTCGCGCGCACCCGAGCGACGTGTATTCTATGTTGACGTTGGTAAGATGCCAAGAATCAAAGCAGAACAATATCTGCAAAACATGATGATGAAATTCAGAAACAAACTTGTGTACGATCCAACTACTGGTGATGTACGAGACGATAGAAGATTTCAATCTATCCTTGAAGATTTCTGGATTCCAAGGCATGGTGATAAGAATACAGAAATTACCACACTTCCCTCTGGACAAAATCTAGGCGAACTGGAAGACGTCAAATATTTTCAGAATAAACTATACAAAGCATTATCAGTCCCAATTTCTAGAACTGAACCTTCAACTGGGTTCAGCCTAGGAAGATCAACTGAGATTACTCGTGATGAACTGAAGTTTATGAAGTTCATCAATAAACTTCGCGATCGTTTCAGTATTTTGTTTGACGATTTGCTTTCAAAGCAATTATCACTCAAGGGTATTTGTTCTCTTGAAGAATGGGAAGAGTTTAAGCAAGACATTCATTACGACTTCTTGAAAGATAACAATTTCTATGAACTGAAAGAAGCTGAACTTCTACAAAACAGATTAGCAGTTCTTGTACAAGTTGATCCATACATTGGACGTTTCTTCTCCAAGAAGTGGGTTCAACAAAATATTCTTCGTATGGATGAGGATCAAATTGAAAAGATGCAAGAAGAAATGGATGAAGAGTATGAAGAAAGCCCACAGCCAATGATGCCTCCTGGAATGCCTGGACAAATTCCTCAAGATCCAAATGCGCCTGGACAAGATCCAACGCAAGATCCAAATGCAATGTTGCAACAAGGCGCAGATCAACAGATGGCTCCGCAACAACAAGTTGATCAACCACCTGATGATATAAATATAAAAGCCCAACAAGAATTATTTTCTGGGAGAAAATAGATGAGCAGATTAGTAGATTTAATTGCAGAACAAAATGCTGTTGCATTTAAAGAAGCGATTCAAGAAAAAATTGCAAGCAAAGTCATCTTCGCTCTAGAGCAAGAAAAGATTGCAGTCGCTAAAGCAATGCTTGAAAGCAAAGACGAAGAAGATGATGAAGAATATGAAGATGAAGACGAAATGGATGATGAAGAAGGCGATAAAAAAGAGAAAGCGTCCAAGTAATGTTATTTGAAGAGCTACGAAAAAAGTATGAGACTCCCTACGAAAGAGAGTCTCTTAGTGAGGGGTTAAACGATCCACCTCCTGTTCTTGTTTTACGCAGAACAGGAGTTAGAGATTTTCCAACTGGAGAAAGAGTAGCTCTTTATTATAACAGCAAGTTGAAGTTGACGTTCAGTGTTCCTTATGGTAATAAGAAAGGTGTTGTTTCCGTTGGTGAAGAACATAAACTTTTTGAATCAAGAGTATTACCACAGTTAGAAACAATCGTTCGGAACAATGAAATACGTGATGTAAAATTCGTAAATGGTTCTAGAACAAAAGTTGATGTTACTTCAGCAAAAAATCTATTAAGTCTTTATAAT